CTTTTATGACGCCGACCAGGCGACCGATGAGGGCGTATTAGAGACCAACGAAAAAGCCCCTGAAAACTCATCGTTTTCAGGGGCTTCATCTACCACATGTATGGCGGAGAGATAGGGATTTGAACCCGCCCGACAAGCTCAACAGGCCACAATAGGCCAGTAAAAACGGCTATCCTCGACCGAGCAAATGGCCCAATCGGGCCTCAAGCGTCCTAGAATCTGCCCTAAATTTGCCCTAAATTATCTACGGTACTAGGAGTACCATGATGGACGAAAAAGCCGCAATCGCAGCAGACGCCCTGGAGCTGCTGCTACTCAATCAAACTGCCATCAGAGCAGCGTTGGAGGAGCTGTCCCTCTGGGTCAGTCAACGTGGCTCGATCCACATCCACGACAACGTCATGGCGGCCCTGATGACGCTGGACACCAACGCTGAAGCAATCTCGATCGGGCTCGAGCGCCTACGGTCTTAAACCAACAAAGCTGCCCGCCGCCGCCTATGCTTCATCGGCCGAGCCAGACCGTGCTGCTGGCACCACCACCGATGATGGATTGGGCACATTTTCTCCGTAGCCTACGTATTACGAGGCTTACGGCTTAGCCGACCTAGATGCGTACCATTTTTATACCACTCAATCCTTCGAAGACTTGAGCGCATCCCCTATCTATTACCCACATCACAGCCTAATCACAGGCTTTCTGAGTGAGGCAGCTACGAACTCGTGACCTGCGTCAAGATGAAACAACTACGAATGGTGCTTCACAGATTTCACGCTCGCACGTGCAATCTAAAGCAATTGACTTGCCCACCTTGGTGGGCTTTCTTTTGTCCGCGATTCGTTCGGCGATACTAAGCGGCCTCTATCAGTGCGTGGTAAGACTGGATAAATGCTATATCAGAAGCATAGGAGCGTCTTAGCGCTGCGATAAAGCGGTGCGCCTACTTCTGCGGGTAAGCAACAGAATCAACGCTCCAGCATAAAGCTTTCAAAAACTCCGAATCTTGAGCAATTACTTGAGCACTAACATCTGCCGCATGACCTCCTGTATGCGCGATCCGGTTCCGGAAGCGAGCGACTCTCTCGATCTCAGTTTTAGCCGCTTTGCCTACATCACGACTTCCAATTCCGCCCGACATTTTTAGCGCATCTTTCAGCTGAGCGCTGCCACCTAGAACATCCCAACCGATCGATATACCAAAATCACTCAGACGACCGAAGAAGTTGTCCATTTTTATCGGACTTTCAATATACGCCAAAGCATCCACGCTGAATTCCAAACGGTTAGATCCTGCTACACAGCTTCCAATACTGCGACATAAGTCATCTGCATTTATAGCCATATAGTCTGGAGGCGAATCTATTCTACGAAGCAAACCAGCAGCCTCCTTAATATGCGACTTAACGATCGACGGATTTACATCGGAAGCTTTTTTCCCGCTAGAGTTTAAGGCTGATACAACCTCCCTAATCAATGCACGCAGGTATTCCTCAAAGCCTGCGACCATCGTCACATAGAAAGAGTTGACCAACAACTGGGTATCTGGCTGCGACGTAGCAAGCCTCTGGCTTATAACCTGCTTATGCCAATTGCCCAATTTTTCCCAAGGCATATGAGGCTTGATTGCGTTTTCAAACTCACTCGCACCTATAATCCAGGCTTGCCACTCAGCATTGAGCTCCAATAAGCTTTCATATGCCACCTTGGCTGGCGACAGCTTCCTGTTATCGCCGCTCATTCAAAGCACACCGACGAATATTTTTTCAACAAGATCAAGTCTTTGCCGAATCGCTTCAGATGTATTAGCCCGCCCAACGATCAGCTCATAAACATCTTCCTTGGCAAGCTCCGCATCCAAAGCCTTTCTCAATGCTACCCGTTTTTTTACCAACGCGGCTCGATTTGCGAACTGGCGATCGCAGGCAATAATTATCGCATCATAGAAAGGCGGCGATACCTTTTTTTGATCCTTATTGAATTCACGAATTTTGAATGCGTCCACACCAAACAATTCAGATGCCATATCAACTCGGGAGCGAAACTCTTCCGCCTGCAGCTCTACGTCGTCGAGCTTAGTTTCCAAATTAGCCATCATGCACTTATCCAGCACAGATTTAACCGAACCCTTGATATTCGCTTTCCGGCGAAACGCAAAGAATCTGAGAACCAATTCACAGTCTATCATTCGCTTGAAGAAAGCGTTCTCTGCCAGCTCCTGAGCAATCTGTCCCCTTACGATATAGTCGTCATACCGAGGCACACCCAAAAGATCGTTAAAGGTAGAATACCCTGCCAGCTCAACAAGCAGCTTTGCAAACTCACTAGAGTATATACAGTTCCGCAACTCTTGAGCATTCAGCTTCTGACCACCCGTATTCAAACGCTCAAATACTATTTTCCTGAGCTCATCATAGTCTTCCACCCCGGCATTACTTTGCAGAACCACAGCCGAAAGACGACGACGATCTAGCCCTCGCTGAATTAACGGAGGCAGGTCATCATATAAAAAACCATTTAATTCCGGCCAATGCTCCAAACCAGAAAGCTTGAATCTATTAGAATAGAAGGCAACTATCGCCGAAAGCCGTTGCTGCCCATCCATCACTTCATAGCGACTATATTCGGGCTCGAAGAGAAACACAGGCGGCACTGGAAGATTCATCAAAAGCGACTCAATGAATTGAGACTTCTTCTTCCGATCCCAAACTTGGCGACGCTGATATTCAGGCTGTAAGTTCATCCATTTTTTCTGGTTCACAAAATCGAGAATCTGAGGCAAAAGAAAATCACTTCTCTCTTGGGAAACCCCACGATCTTCTCTTTGGTAGCGCTCTTCAAGCTCACGAAGAGTGACTTTAGCTTTGGCCATAACTAATTCTCAAGTCCGTTTAACGAAACTCCATAAACTGCTATATTTATCTGAAATTGTCAATACCACTCATGTTGAGGCAGGAGCCTGACACTAATGTTATTCCCGAACAATCTCAGCTCGCTTCTGTGATCGTCAAACGGTGTAGCAGCCCCCGAATGTGCTGCTACAGGCACGGAATGGGCGTTCCAGGCAAAGAGGTAGATGAGTCTGGCGCGTCTTTCTACTGAGACATAGCCGCAAAAGAGGACTAAAAATTTGGCATAGCAAGACATGCGGCTCTCCCCAATTTTGCCCCTCCGCTACAGTTAGTGGCTTGGAACAGTGGGGTGCCCAAGAGCCCGTGGGTTATGATCCGCAATCGCCTGAAACATGAATTCGGCCACGATACGCAGTCGTTAGACTTCAATTTCCGAGCGGCCTGACGATTGCGCATCATGGTATCTCCTCATCGTACCAATGCTTTTCGGCTCAACTGAAAACTTACATTAGAGGTGCAGCCGTGCCAAATGTAATATCTTGTGCGTTATAGAACCGTCCTGATGTATCAGATGTGCTTACCCAGTCCGCGAGCTTGACAGTAAACCCTTTGCCGGCAAATTCCCTCCCAACGAGCCGCAAGTACTCCAGATCAGGTTCGAACGAACCCAGTTCGAGTAATTGCTCGCCTACAGCTGTAAGCACGTATATTTCGAAATCGACAGTTTTGTGGGGATCCTCGTGCTCAAGTATTAATATCTTGCCATGAGAGATAAAGCCTCGAAGAAATCTATCTTTAAGAGCAGATTGATATGTTGTGGAGAGCCCAATAGATTCAACACCCGAAAGCACGCCCAATTCTTGCATCTGCATAAGCATAGAGAAGGAAACACCATTGGACTCTAAGTGCTTAAGCTGGTTCCGAGCAATAGAACCGGCGATGATATATCTCGCCAGCTTACTGATCGTTTCGGCTTCTGTTTTGGAGAGCATTTTCAAAAACTCCAGCGTCCGAATCGAATATCGACCAGGAGCTTTAACCTCACCAGCTAAAACGCTACCCCACATCCGCTGTAGATCCTCATTAGAAACTTTGCCCGCCTGCTCGCGCCACGCGAAGAGCCAGTCATCGTCAACTGTTCGATCTGGGGGGACTTGCCCATCTGCTGCAAGTTCCTCTTCTGCAAAGAGTATGGCTCTCGAGGCATTGATTTCTGATCGAGCTGCTGCTGCTACTGAACTTCTATTACCGTACTCTACGGCTTTACACAGACCGAGGGTTGGCTCAATTCGCTCGTCAATAACGGACGCTGTCTCTTCAGTATTAGCGAGCAGTAAAGTGCCGTCTGAACGAAGTTTTTTCTTGCCAGACCGGATATCAGCGGCGTCTGCCTCTGCTTGGGCTAGCATGAGAATTTCATGTCGTCGAATTTCGTTTCGGGCCCGCCCCTCTCGGCCGACTTGCCATGGTGAGAGCAGCGCACCAAGGCCTTTTTCCGTTAATGTTTCCCAAAGCTTTATCACTAGCTTTTCGCCGGGGAGGTCCATGTCATCTCCTGATGCTTTGCGTAATTTTGGCGGCCATGCGCGGAATTGTATGGACACTCGCTCCATCTCGCACTGACTTCCCTAGGGTGCAAGTGAAGACACACCCCAATGCCCTTATGCAAGCCACACTTTAGCAACCAAGGACCATGGGCGGGTAGGACTCAGGCTCCGTTTCAACGCTGTCCCAGACGCAAGCAGCCTGATTACAGAATCGGCAGCCTTAGCAGCCAGTCTTCAACGTCAGCGGCGCTGACCGATACAGTCCCGCTTTTTGCCTTAAATTTTCTTTATAGGTTCAGGGTCAGAACAGCTGGCCAAGCTCGTCTGGTTGCCAGTTCGTGATCACCAACTCACCAGTGACATCAGCCTTACTCTGCCTTTGGTTCGTGGTGGTGTAGCGAATACCCAAGCACTCAAAGCGAAAGCCTTCGAAGGCCCGCCGGATATCGGGGTGATCGTTGATGCTGACCATTACTTTACCTTTGCAGTGACGCATGAATTCAGCCATGCGCTCGTACTGATCGAACGGGAAATCCACGCCATAACCGGCAGTCTGCCAGTATGGCGGGTCCATGTAGAAAAACGTATGTGCTCGATCGTAGCGTTCGGCGCAGTCGAGCCAGGAGAGATTCTCAACGTAGGTGCCAGCGAGGCGCTGCCAGGCGGCGGACAGGTTCTCCTCGATGCGCAGCAGGTTGATGGCTGGCCCGGTGGTGGCGGTACCGAACGTCTGCCCGGTGACCTTACCGCCGAACGCGTGTTGTTGCAGGTAGAAGAACCGAGCCGCACGCTGGATATCGGTCAGAGTTTCAGGGCGCGTCATCTTCTGCCATTCAAAGATCTGCCTAGAGCTCAGCGCCCATTTGAACTGGCGCACAAACTCTTCCAAGTGGTTCTGCACAACGCGGTAGAGGGTGACCAGGTCACCGTTAAGATCGTTCAGCACCTCCACTGGGGCGGGCTGGGGACGCATGAAGAACAACGCGGCACCGCCGGCGAAGACTTCAACGTAGCACTCATGAGGGGGAAAGAGGGGGATCAAGCGGTCGGCCAGGCGGCGTTTGCCACCCATCCAGGGGATAATTGGAGAGGTCATAGGTATGCAAGTCTTTACTGTATGAATAAACAGGTGTTAGGCTCGCCGCGCTTTGTGCACAAGGCAGAGGCCACGGCTGGACTTGCAGGAAGGGTCTGCGGGTTCGGCGGGCCGGGCTGGATGTTGACGCATCCTCCTGGCTCGCCTCTTTTTACTTGGTGACTTCGCGGACGTAGGCCTGACAGGCCTTCAGTGCGATCAGTCCTCGGTCACCGTCGTCGGTGATGCCGATAATTCGTTGAGCATGCGCTGGGTCAAGTTGGGCACGAATGGGTCCATGAACCATGCCTCCGGTGCCGGCGGCTTCTCGCACCCCACTGTCACAACCAGGGGCGGCAAAGGCTCCGGCGTCGACAAGGACTGACAGCCGCAAATCAGCAGTAGCCAGCTTGTCACGCAGACGAGCTTGAATCTGTTGTGCATCGTTCATCTCCTTCCAATGTGTTTTGCCCTGCTCCTGCAGGCGATCCTCCAGGTCTTTGCGCTGACTTTTCTGTTCAGCCAATTGCTTCAGGGCTGCAGCTGCAGCTTCCTCACGCTCACGACCGTGAGCCCGATCCTTAGCCGCCAACTGCTGTACATAACCTGCAGCCTGTTCAGCCAGCTGCTTTCCGTAATCGCTGGCCTGCCACAGCCAAGCCCCACGCCCGCCGGCATAGAGCCCGAGCGCCACAGCCAGAAGTGCGATACGCCAATTCAACGGCATTACTGCAGCACCTCAAGCGCGCGCTTGTAGAGCGCCTGGCGGTCTTTCAACCCATTCAGGCCACCATTGATACGGCGGGTGATCAGCTCGAACACCGAGTCATCGGCCCTCAGCACCTTGTCCGCGAGGCTATTGAGTCCTGCCCGCTGCCAGTACCAGCCGGCCGACAGCGACGCATAGACGGGTTGCTCAAGCAGGTCAGGGGTATTGAGCAAGCGGCTGTCGCCAAACAGCGCTTCGCTGCAGGCCTCGTAGTTGTCGCGGCCAGTGACCTGAATAAGCCCACGACCACGGTACCGCTGACCATCACCGTCAGCCGCCGGGGTGTTGCCGAGGCGTTCCGCCAGGTGCCCGGTGTCGTACTTGGCCAGATAAGCATCGTTACCGAGCTCGCGCACATACTGCAGCTGCCCAGACTCATGGCCGACTTGTGCGAGGAACGCAGCCATACGCCGAGGGGTGATGATCGAGTACTTGCCCATTGTTGCGTTGAGGCCGGGAACAAAAACGCCGGCTTTTCGCCCGGCGTTGGGGAGGATCTGTTGCAGCTGTTGAACTGAGATAGCCATTGGTCTCTCCAGTGATGGCCGTATGCGGCCATAGGGGTTAGAGCTGCTCAACCTTGAGCGGCTTGTCGTCTTTCTTTTTCTTGCCCGAGGCCTTGGCCTTGCCCTTCTTGCCGCCGTTGCATTCCACGGTGGTAGTCCACCCACTGGCCGTGAACACTTGCTCCACGCTTTCCACCAGGTACTCGCCATCGAGCCCGACCTTGAACCCCTGGGCATTCACCGTGCACTCCGCGAACAAGTCGTGCCGGCCCGCCATCTCCAGCCGCACACCGGCGGTGCTGCGGTTGAACGCAGCCAACCGCGCCTTGGCAGCCTGTCTGGCAGCAGTCTCGTTGGGGTAGATATGCCGGTCGGTGTGAACTGGGGGCAGGCCGTCCGGCGATTCGTCGTTGTCGAGCTGGACCACCTTCAAAGCGCCGGTCTTCTGATCCTGGTGCTGGGTTTTCACTGCCTTCTGCGTGCTGCGGTCGCTCAGCCGGAACTGATAGCGGGACACGTCCGTCTTGTTGACGGTGATGACCTGCAGTGACTTGCCCGAAGTGCTCTTCCCACCCTGCCGGGGCATCACCAGCAGCTTGCCCTGGGCAACCTTGGCAGTGCTGTCGTACTGCCGCGCCAGGCGCGTGACGAAGTTGAAGTCCGACTCGTTGCGCTGATCGATCCGCTCGACCTTCGTCGTGACCGGGCAAACCACCTCCCAGCCGTTGCGCTTGGCAATTTCAGTGACGATCTCGGACAGCGGCACACCCTCCCAACTGCCGCTTCGGATGGTCTTACCGCTGCCGCGCATGTCGCTGGCCTTGCCGCGAATGGTCAGCTCATCAGGCGGACCGGATAACTGCACCTCGTCCACTGTGTAGGCGCCCATGCGTTTAAGTGGCTGGCCCTCGTAACCCAGCAGAACCTCCACCACCCCTCCCCGCGCTGGCAGCGCCACTACCTGGTCGCGGTCGTCAATGCGCAGCTCAAATTCGTCCGACTCCATGCCAGGCTTGTCCGAGATCCGCAGCAGCAGAAGGCGGTCATTGATCAGCGCGGTAATGTCCTTGCGGTCCGCGATGATTCGATACGTTGGTTTCATGCAGACTCCAGATACAAGAAACCCCGCACTGGGCGGGGCTTCGTTTGAGTAACACCGGGTCAGTCGAACAGCTGCAGCAGCTCGACAGCCGGCGCTGACAGATCGGGCAGCAATATGAACAGGCCGGCGCGGTACGGCTGTGCCTCCCTGGCTAAATCCGGGTTGGCATCGAGCACTACCTCGACCGTGCCATTGAGATTTCCATAATGGTGCTGACAGATCACATCGAGCAGATCCCCGTCAGACGTTCTGCAGGTCGTTGCCATAGCTCACAAACTCCAGGTTGAAGCCCTGTTTACGGGGGATTCCACCTGCCAACAGGTGGCTTTGCTCCTCTTCGATACTGACCAGGCACCAATCGCCCAGCACCTCGCCGTAACCCGTAACAAGCTTCAATGCCTGCAGGTTGCGACCGATGCTACGCAGCACGCTCAGTTGCTTGATGCCGCCCTTGTGGTGCGGGAAGATCGCACCCTTGAGCGTGATCTTTTCCTCACCCAACCCCACTGCCTGCTGGGCCACGCTTCGACGCAGACGCTCTTGACCAGCCCAACGGAACGACGTCTGACGACGCAGCTCGTCAAAGGCGGCCGTGCCCAGGTTGAAGTAATACGGCTGCTTTTTCGGATCGTGTGGCTGGATGATCAGCAGGTGTGGGTAAGGCGCGACCGCCTCAGGTAGCGGAGTGGCCGACCCCAACAGGCCGCCGGTAGGCAGCACGTTGGACAGCGACGGGCTAACCAACCCCGCCACCCGGCCGGCCTGAGCAGTGACCTTCGCTGCCATCTGCTTGAACGTGCCGAGCCGCTCCTGCACCTGAGTGGCGCCGGTCACTGCTCGGCTATACATCGACGCCACCTGCCCCACCTGAGACTGAGCCACGTTGATACTGCGCACGATCCGGCCAAGCTTCGCGCCGGCCTCAGGCCCCACGAACGGAATGTTTTCCAGCTCCGACGCAGCCCCCGTGATGCTGCCGACCGCGCTATTGAGTGGGGACAGCATGCCGTCCACTCCCTTGCGCCCAGCCTCCCCCGCAGAAACCAGCCCGGACAGGGAAGACTCCAGTTGCTCCATGTAGGCCATAGGCCCTCCTTAAACATGCGGTTGGTCGAACAGTTGAGCCGAAGCCATACGCGCCGATGCTTCGCGCTGCCATGCCTCAAACAGCCGACGCAGCGGTGACTCGATTTCACGGACGACCTGCGACGGGTCTTTCACATCGCCGTGCACATCGATCCTGATGGTGGGCGAGAACGAAAACGCCTGATCCACCTTCGGCGCCGATACCGCCACAGGCGCAGCCGCTTTAGCTGGCTGAGCCAGTTCGGGCATCCGAGGTGGCACCGGTGCCAACTTGGCCACCATGTCACGCACCACTTCACCGAAACCGGCCGGCAAGGCTGCTAACTGGGGGACAGCTGGCGGTGAAACACCTTCTGCGACAGGCCTACGCTCGCGGCTGTCGATCACCACAGGCACCGGTGCCGATTTAGCCGGCACCTCGCGCACCGTTTCGCCCAGCTTCATCCGTGGCGTTGCCGGCGAAGGTTGCGGTTGTGTTTGCGGCGGCGCCAGGCCTGCACCCGGGAATCGCACCTTGTTGGCTGTCAAAGCCGGCAACAGGTGCGGGTCCTTGAACTCCGGGTCGCGCGGGTCATACGACACCGCAGGCTCGGTCGGCGCCGGTGTAGCCACGGCTCGCACTGAGCTGCCCAACTTCGGTGCTTCCTGCAGCACAGGTTCAGGCACAGGGTCAGGTTGCGCCGACGGCCGCACCAGAGGCTCGCCAGGGAAGCGCACCTTGTTTGCGGTCAATGCCGGTACCAGGTACGGGTCCTTGGAGGCCGGGTCGAGCGGGCCATTCGACACTTCAGGTTCAACCGGGGTCGGTGTAGCCACGGTTTTTACCGTGTCTCCCAACCTCGGCAGTTCCTGCAGCGCCGGTGCCGCTTCAGGCTCGACTGCTGGCTCAAGTTGCACCGGAGCCGAAACGGCCACGGCTCGCACCGTCTCGCCCAGTTTCGCTGGCGGCTCCTGCGCGATCGGCAAGGCTTCAGCCTGAGGAGCCGGTTGCGCCGGCGGCCGTACAAGTGGCGCACCTGGGAAACGCACCTTGCTGGCCGTCAGCGCGGGCACCAGGTACGGATCTTTGGACGCCGGGTCGAGCGAGTCATACGACACTTCAGGCTCAGCCGGGGTCGGGGTGGCCACGGCTCGCACCGTGTCGCCCAACCTAGGCAGCTCCTGCATTGCCGGCGTCGGATCAGGCTCAGGCTCAGTCACTGGCTCAGGTTGTGCTGGAGCCGAAACGGTCACGGCGCGCAGCGTATTACCCAGCTTCGCCGGCGGTTCATGCTCGATCGGCACGGCCTCAGCTTGAGGTTCGGGTTGCGCCGGCGGCTGCACCAGTGGCGCACCTGGCAAACGCACCTTGTTGGCCGTCAGCGCGGGCACCTGATACGGCTCCTTGGACGCCGGGTCAAGCGGGTCATACGATACTTTAGACTCGGGCGGCATCGGGGCTGATGCGCTGCGCACCGTGTCTCCCAGGGCCGTTACCGGCGGCGCCGGCATTGGCTTGGTGACAGGTTCACGGTTGTCGATCACTACCGGCGCCACGACAGCAGCCTTTGGGGCCGCTGGCAACGGAACCGAGGTATCAACCTTGGGGATTGGCTTGTCCTTCTGTGCCGGAGCCAGGGTTACACGTAAAGCCTCCCCAGGCGCTGCCGGACTTTCTGACTCTGCCTTGGGGGCGGACTCGGGTTGCTCATCGCCAAACCAGCGCTTGCCCAGCCACCCCCCCAGCGATTCGCCCCCCATGCCACCGAGTACAGCGCCGACTGCACCGCCTACTGCAGTGCCTATGACAGGCACCACCGAGCCGATGGCCGCCCCGGCCGCCGCGCCTGCTAGAGTCCCCGCAAGGCTGCCAGCTGCACCACCATACCCTTCTGCCTTCTCATCTTGAGATGTGGCATTCATCGCGACATCGATCGCAGCAGCGCCGGCGTCAACCACGTTCCCACCAGGCAATCGCTTGGCCAGACGTGTAACGCCGCGCACCGAGCGAGCAACCCTGCCCAACTCTTCGACGCCGGTCACCACCTTCGGCGCAGCTACAGGAATAGCCGGCCTCACCAGTGGCGACTTGGGCGCCTCAACCTTCACCCCGGGCCGGGCTGGAGCAGCTTGTCTTGCCTCTCGTCTGCGAGCCCTGCGCCGGCTTCTACGACTGCCCCGGGCAGGGGCTGCAGGCGCGTTGTTTGTGACGCTACTACCGATCCCGCTAAATGCATCGGCATTGACCACGAAGACCCGCTGCGTGTCATCCCTGCCTGCTAGCGGGTCATTCGCCGGCGCCGCATCCTTCGGCGTTGCTCCAAACACCCTACCCAGCAGGCCAAGGCCGGTATCGACCACTTTGCTGCCCGTCTTAGGCAGCTCAATGGGCGTACGATCGCCACGCCCCGCCCGGCCGGCCATCCTCTCCAGACCTCGACCTCGCGCGATGTTCAACACACCCCGCCCGATCTTGAACGCGCTGGATGCCGTTTTGAGTGCGAGGATGGCCGCCACAGTACCGGCAATGCCCGCCACGACAGCCGGGAACTTGTCCGACAGCGAAGTAATGCCACGCGCGACGGCTGTCAGGCCCTTCGATGCCATGTCAGTAGCTGGGCGGATCGCATCGCCAATGCTACGCATCGCGTCGTCAACCGCCTGGGCTGTCTCGGCCCACTGCTGCGCTGATGTTTCGCGACGCTCAGCCAGGTTCTTGTCGAGAATTCCCGAAGCCTTTTGCGAGTCGGCCTTGAGCTCCTCGTACAACCCCCTGTTCTGCCCATAGGCAGTGAGCGCCGCCTTGACCTGCATGTCGGCGAAGATATCGCCGGTGCGCAAGGTCTTTTCCAGGGCGTCCAACGCCGCCTTGGCTTTCTCAGGGTCGACCTCCTTGTCGATCTTGGCCTTGGCCGCCTCGATCTTCTTGGCCTTCGCGGGGTCAGTCGCCTGGACGTACTTCATGGCCAAGGCCATGGACGCCTCAATGACGTTCATGCCCTTCTGCAGGCCGGTATTCAGCGAGGACTGATAGTCAATGCCGGCATCCTTATAAGCCTTGACCACGTCGCCGGCGCCGATTTTCTCCATCCAGTTCTTGAAGTTGTTCGCTGCTTCGTCCGAACTGCCGGCGGTCTTCATCTGCACCTGCAGCATTGAGCCCAGCGAGGTCACCGCGTCTAGCCCGGTGATCCCGTTTTTCTCCATGCCAGCCAGCAGTTGCGGGAACCACTTGGCCATGTCGCTGGCCTCGAAGCTGCCCGCCTGACCTTGGTAGGCAATAGCCTCCAGCGCCTGCTGCATGACCTTCGGGTCGTTGATTTTGGCGTTTTGCTGCAGCGCCTGGATCATCGACGCCGTGTCGACACCCGAAGCCCCCTGGCCAATCGCGAACTTGGCCGCGACCGGGGCATAGGACAGTGCCTTGTCCAGCTCCATGCCGGCACCGACCAACTGGTTGACCAGGTCAGCCACGTCATTGCGGGACATGCCGGTATCTTTGGCCGTATCAATCACCGTCCGGGTGAGCTGCCGCTCCTCCGGCTTGTTGACGATATCGGCCTTGATCGCAATGTCACGGATGACCGCTTGATAGTTGGCGCTGATCATTGTCGGCACGGCGGCGGCGCCCGTGGCGACCACCGCCTTGCCAATGTTCGACTTGAGCGATTCCTTGCCCGCCTGCAACTGCTGGTGACCCTTGAGTTGCAGATCGGCGGCTCTCGCCTCGCGCCCCAGGCGCTGATACTCGCGACTGAGGCGACCAACCTCGATACCCTGCTTGCGCAAGGCATCCAGATTGCTGTCCAGCTTACGCAGTAGTTTGTCGGCGCCAGCCGCACCGCTGTCGTGCGCCCGCTTCCACTCTTCACGCAGCTTGACGGTTTCGCCAATGGTGCTTTTCAGCACCTTGGCCCTGTTGCCTTTGGCTTCCAGTTTCTGGATGCCGTTCTCGACCGTCTTGAATGCAGCGCCTACCGATGAGGCGACAGCCCCCCCGATCACCAGCGATAACGCTAACCTGCTTGCCATCGGTGCCCCCTATGCAAGCTCAATCCGTAAGCCACCAAACCATGTCCGCGTAGGACATGGTCAGGATCTCTGCGGCGGAGAAATTCAACTCAGCCGCAAGTCGCTTGGCAGCTTGCTTCTGCGTGGCCGGATTAAAGCTCGTCGTCTCGCACCAAAAAGTTGTACCCGGTCGCCAGGCGGTTGTAGTCCTTGTAGGTGAGGCCCTCCAGGTCTTTGACGTGAACATCGGCCAAGGAGGCGAACAGGTTCAGCTCGCGCTGCTCATCGTCACCGTCCGAGGTTTGGGTCGAGTTGCGGATATCGCGGACAGTCGGCGCCCGCAGGGTGATGGTGTCCAGCTGGACACCGTTGAGCTCGGCCGGGCTGGTCAGCGTTACGGTGACGCGGTCGGCTTCGAGCTTGATGAACTTTGGCAGTGGCTTGGCCATGGTTTGGGATCCTTGATTCGGAAAGAGATATGAAAGGGTGGGGAGGGATTACAAGCCGAGGTCCCGGCGCTGGCCGGCCAGTTGGTCGACGCCATTGATGACGCGCTTCATGCCCGCCGGGTCGATCTCGTAGATGACCTCGCCGGCGACCTCCAGCTTGTAATAGGTCAGGGCCACAGCGTGCTTGAGCTCGGCCTTGTCGCCTGGCTTCCAATCCCCCATGTCCAGCTCTTTCAGGGTGCCGCGCTGAGTGACGATGACCGCCTTGGTTTCACCTTTCTGGCCCTTGAACGAGCCACGGAAAGTGCCGTTGAAGGCGTTGCCGTCGGCCAGGCCGAAGAACTTGAGCGACTCTTTACGTACGCCAGTGGTGGTGAAATTGGACTCCATCTTCTCCATGCCGACGTCCATCTCGATTGGCATGTCCATGCCACCTGGGCGGTGCTCTTCCATCTTGAGCGTGAGTTTGGGCAAGGTCAGGCTGGGCACGTCGCCCTGGAAGCTGACCCCATCCACAAACAGGTTCATGTTGGCCAGAATTTCGGGAATCATTGCCATGTGATGCGCTCCTTACGCGACTTGGTCGAGGACTTCGGTCAACCACTGGTTGGTAACTTCGATGCGGAAGTTCGGGTTTTCTGCCGGCGGAACGTCGGTGAAGCGGATGTTCCAATACACCTTGCCCTGCTCCAACTGGCTGGCCGAGTTGAGCACCGGGTCGGCGTAGACTTCGAAGTTGATGATTGCGCCCTGGGCTTTCAGGTCGCGCATGAAGGCCTGCAGGCCCTCGGTTACATCGCGGATGTAGGTCGAGGTAATGCCCCGGTCCACCGCCCACTTGTGGCCGTACAGGATCGCGTCCATGACCATGTCCATGGTCCGCACGCGGGTGACGAACGCCCATTTCGAATCGCTCGACAGGGTGCGGTTGCCCCACAGGCGGAAACCGTCGTCACGGATGATGGTCGCGATATTGGCGTTGTTGAGCAGGTTGGCTCGGCACGTCTCGTCGCCGTCCAGGTACTCGATTGCGCGAGTGGTGCCGGTGATGCCGATGAACTCTTTGTTGGACGGCGACGACCAGAAGCCATATTCGCTGTCAGTGTAGGCAAACATGCCCGCCGCCCAGGCCGAGGCCGGCGCGTCTACCGTCGCACCAGACGCGCCGGAAGTGGTGTCCCAGAACTGCACACCCGGATCGACCATGTACAGGCGCTTGGAGCCGAACAACTTGGCGTAGGTGGTGGCCGCTTCGTCGGTGGTGCCGGGGCCGTCGATGATCGCCACGGCGCGCAGCTTCCCAGCAATCGAGTCCATAGCCGTGGCCACCGCCTGGGTCGCGCTGTGCTTGGGCGCGACGATGAGGCGGGGCTGGGCATTAAAACGGCTCTTGCCATCGAGCAGCGCCTGCAGGCCCGTACGCTTACCGCTGGCCTGCACGCCGCCGATGATCGCGGAAGTCTGCGCCGCACCGTCGACCACCTTGGCCACGCCTGTGGCGACGATCACCGCCTTGGAGCGGGCAAAGATGGCCTGGCAGGCCTTGGTGATGGCCGAGGCAGGGCCGAATGCGGCGACCGCCTCGCGCTCGTTGGTGATCAGCACCAGGTCGCCGGCCTTGGCCGTGGCACCCGCGCCCTCGGTGAAGGTGTCGACCAGGCCAATGATCGAGGAAGACGGCAGCGAGACGTTGCGAGCGCCGGTGTCGACGCTCGTTACGGTAACGCCGTGAAAGAATCCAGCCATATGAAACTCCAGAAAGCACAGGGCCGCGTCATGCGCGGCCCGAGGGTGGAAGAAAGGGAATCAGTCAGTGCTGCAGGGTCTGCAGCATCTGCAGCACCTGGACCAGCAGCGCCACGGTCAGGCAGGCCACCAGGGGGCAGAAGAAGTCGAGACGCCCGTCTACGGTCCATCGCCAGATGCGCAGACCGTCGTACCAGCGCAGGTTGGCCAGGTGTACCGACTCGACGTGCGCCAGGTTGCGCTCGCCTTGGGTGTACTCCCGGCCGGCAAAGAAGAAGACGCCGGCAGCGGCGCCGGCCCAATGGCCAGCAGGCACGCCCAGCAGGGCCAGGACGCCCCACAGGGCGCCCATGATCAGCAGCGCCGCCAGGACGTGCTCGAGGTGGGTTCGGTTCATGCGTGCCCTCCAGGCACAAAAAAAGCCGCTTAGCGGCCCTTGGGGTTTACGGGTTGACGGATCGGATTAGGCGGCGCTGCCGACGCCCTGTACGCTTTCCTTGATGGCAGCAATGGCCGCGTCAGCGATGGCCTCGGCCTCCGCGTGACTGGTCGCCTTGAGCACATCCTGCTTGCCCTTGAGGCGCAGGGTGCGCAGCGCTAATAGCGCCTGATCCCAGGCATCGGCCTGCACCAAAATGGTGTCGGCGGCCGCTTGCGGCTCCAGGCCAGCAGCATCAGCCCAGGCCTTCACATAGGGCGGAGTCACACCGGCATAGTCAGCTTGTACAAAGGCGCGGGCCTCATCAGCAGCGCGCTGATGCTCCAAGGCGCGCAACGGGTCATTGATCACGGCCGCGCGGGACACATCCGCCGCCTGATCGATCTGAATCAGAGCGACCAGCAGGGCCGCCCCCAAAGGCAGGTTTTCATAATTACAGCCGGCGTAGAAACGGCCACCAAAGTCGACGCTCAAGTTACGGGTTTGCATGATTTATTTCCGAAATCAGAGGGAGTTGAGGTTGCACATGACGTGACCCAAGTCTTTCACCAGAGCACCGGCGGCCACGTTGCTAACGTAACGACCAGCAAAGCCGCTGGGGAAAGAAGTACCGGTAATTGCAAGGATCAGGCTACTGGCAGCCAAACCAATGAAGTTGCCAAACCAGTCAGGCGCCATAGTGACCGCGACGTTTTCCAGAGAAACGTTGAACACCGTCGGCACGTTGGTGCTGGAAAAACCACGGATAAAGCAACTGGTGCGAAGGTTGGTCGGCGCTGGATTGAAGCCAGCCGGCGACGGCAGCACAATGTCGATATCACGGAACGAAATCAGATTCGACGCCAGGTACTGGTTGAATCCGACCATGTTGGTGCCCGTCACACCATCGGACGTGGCGGTCAGGTATTTGGGCTTCAGCTTCGGCCGCACACCATTGGCGTCAGGCACACCAATAATCAGCAGCACCGAGCAGCTAGAGCCAATCACGATATTCATTTCGTAGTCACCGACTACGTAAACCGTGCAATAACCACTGTTTGGCGTGGCCGAAAGCGCCTTGTTGATGGACTTGAACGGCGCAGCCTTAGTGCCTGCGTTGGAATCCAGGCCATTTACTTGATCGACGTACCAGGTGCGCGAGGTTTCCGGTACCGCCGCGATTGCGTCCGCGACCGCCTTGTCGATGACAGACTTTTTACTGCCAAAGTAGTCGACCAGTTTGGTGGTCTGCGTGACCAGGTTGCCAACATCAGATTCGAGACTCATACGTCTTATGCTCCAAAGGTGTTTTTGCTTACTAGGGTTTGCAGCGCGATCACAGCCGCTGCGTTGCTAACTATCGCGACCAACTGGTTTTCCCGGTCGCTGTCTTGGCGCAGCTCTGCGACCTGCAAGCGCTGCGCATGGTTGTCGAGTACCGCGCCGATGCGGCGCGAGCCCTCGGCCTGGGCGTCTAACTGCTCCTGCATCTGCAGGCCGCGCATTTGACCAGCCACCACTGCAGCGGCATTGCCGATGGCTGCACTAGCCAAGCCTTCGCGGTCGGCGTCCTGGCGCCGCTCCACCTCCGACATGCGCGACAACAGAAGGGAAATCTGATCCCCCGCCACGCGCTGCCATTGGCCTTGCTGGTCGAGCTGGTCCTGCTGCTGCAAGCCGCGCAACTGTTCGGCAATCAACGCCTGCGCTTGTGCGGCCAAAGGCGCAGCCAGGCTCAGGCTAAGGCCGGCGTCATTGCTGATAATGGTCACGCTGTCCGCCGGCAGCGCCGCCAGTGACAGGTCGTAGGCCAACAGCAAGTCGGTGGTCGCCGACTTGTAGGTCAGCGGCGTGGTCGGGTCGGACCACACCGCCAACAGGGTGCCGTCGCTCAGCAAAAAGCCGATTTCCCGCACCCAAAAGGCTCGGCCGTCATCGGCCAAGGCGGTCAGGTGCAGCAGGGTGCTGCTCAGGCGCTCGCCGCCGGCAATGGGATACTTGGCCGTCTGCGCGATCAGACTTTTTTGATCGGCCGACGGCGTGTAACCCTGGGTGCCCAGGGCGATGTGGGTGATCTGCGCCGCGATGCCGGTGTTATCAGCCCGCAGGATCGCTGCCAGCCCCGCCTTGGTGATCACGGGTTGTAACGGGGTACTCATAGAACAGCCTCCATCGTGCTGCGCACGACGACTAGGGCGCGGGTCGCACAAGCGACCACAAAGCCCGATTCAGCGTTGATCGGAACGCCCAGGGCCTCGACCGACCGCCGAGACACACCGAGCGACTGGGTGGCATTGGCCAGCTGCAGGCCCTGCACCGCCACGTCAATCTGCACCGCCTGGGCATCCACGCTTAGGCGCTGCAACCCACGCCCTCGGCTGGCATTGGCAAACACCAGGCCACCGTCGAAGCGCGCCCCCAGGCGAAACTCGTAGTGGCTTCGCTCGTTCTTCGCCGCGTCGACCAGGGCGCGCAAGCGCTCCCCCAGCTGCGGCGAAATAATCGAGCCCTCCCCCTCGCGGTTCTCGTTCGCCCAGGCCGTGACCTGGAACGTGTACGGGGCCGCGTTGGGGATCTGGTGCCACTCCTTGAAATCCGCGTTGACCCGCACCGCCTTGAGCACCCGCCGGATCGCACCGACAGTGCCCTTGGTCTTGTGAACTGGGATCGCCTCGCGGACCAGCTCGCGGCGCTGGGCGTTGGTGTTGGCCGCCTCCCACCCTTCAACCTTCCAGGCCCAACCGAGCCACGGCAGGAAGTCAGGCGGGCAGCGTTTCGAGTCGGCGATGCCCCGGATCACCTCCGGGTCAATGCCTTGCTCGCTAGCACGCTCCAGGGCGCGTTCCAGTAACGTGGCGTTCTGCGGTAACAGGCTCATGTCGCCACCTGCGTGGTCAGCGCAATTGACGTACAGTTGGGGTAATGCCGCTTGTCACACACGATGCCGGCGGCAGGGTGTGTAAGGTCCACCTGGCTGATCCCCGTTACGTGTAACGCTGCGTAGATCGCCGAGAGGGGCAACTGCCCTTCTAGGCGCCGCGCCTCGGCAATCGCCGCATCCAGGCCCTTACGGGCAGATGCCTTGACTACCGCCGGATCAGGCCCCGCCTCAACGTGCAGGACGGCCTGCACCTTGAAGTCGGCCGGCGTGCCGGCTTGAACACGCGGGCGGTCAGTGACCGGCCGCACACTCTCAGCCGACAGCGCCGCCTGCACCGTGGCCACCAGTTGCGCCGGCAGCGTCGTGCTGTCCGGCCTGGGCAGGATGGCCAGCGACACGTCGCCGGGCAGCGGGTTGGCCAGTCCGGCGTCGTAGTCGCAGACCACCACAATGGCCCCGTCTGGCAGTTGCGATTTAACCGCGGCATCGAGCGCCACCCCGGAAAACCGGGGCGAATCGACGGAGACGTTGGCCAGCTCCGCCGAGGCGGTTAGGCCGTGGTACTCATACGCGCCGCGACTGCCGGCAACAGACAGCGCCTCAAGCGACAACCGCGTGCGGTAGCGCAACGCCTCGTCGCCCTCCATCACGGCTGACACAGGCGGCACTGCATCGGGGTTGGCTGCGCGAATGGTCAACCGCTGCACGCCGTAGTCGGCGGCGCGGTTGTCAAGGTCGGCAGCCTTGGCATAAGCCAGCAAGCTGGCCTTGGCCGCCGCATTGACCCGCGCCCGCATCAGCAGCTCGCGGTAGGCCATGGTCTCCATCAGCTTTACGACCGGGTCGGACTCCAACACCGCCGTCCACTGGTCGGCCATGTGGTGACGGAAGATGCTCAGCACCTCCTGATACAGCGCCTCAAACTCCAGGGTTTCCACCACATCTGGCGGGGGCAGCAATGACAGGTCAATCATGCGCTCACCTCTACAACGGCCGAGTTACCCAGGTACCGGCCTGTCAGCTCCAAGCCAATCTGGCCATTGAGCACGGAAACCACCTTGACGCGCTCCAGTTGCACGCGCGGCTCCCAGCGGCCCAAGGCGCGGGCCACCTCGGCCTGCACGGCGCTTTTCCAGCCCTCATTAACCGGCAAGTCGACAAAGCGGCGTAGGTTGCTGCCGTACTCCGGTCGCATGCGCCGGCTACCCAAGGGGGTGGTCAGAATGTCCTCAATCGACTGTTTCAGATGATCGAGGCCCGAAAGTGGCTGGCCGGTTTGCCGGTCCACGCCAATCATGGTTAGCCGCCCAATCGCTGCAGGTCGGCATGGCCACCCAGAAACGCCAGCGCCTCGGCGTCGTCGTGCTGGATAGTCACGCGGCCGGCCAGCACCTTGAACTCGCGCAGGTCGTCGCCGGCCTGCAGGAACAGCGAGCGCGAGGTGTAGGCACTGTCGGCGTAGGTCACGCCAAGCGGCGCAGCCTCCAACACAACGAGATCGGAGCCCGAACTAGGTACAACTGCTGATTCGCCCGCATCCGTTAACGCGTCATCCGCAGCGGTTTTCTTGACTGCCATAAAGTGATGCTCCAGAAAAGACAAAGCCCGCGAGAGCGGGCTGTCAGTGTTTGTGGTTGGCTGTGTTGCCGCCGGTATCGATGATTTTCCCGAGGCCGAAGATGTCGCCCGTTACGCGTAACGGCCCGTCGATCTGCACAGCGCCCTGCAGAGTGATCTGGGCGGCCTTAGCCGTGATGCTCTCGGCCTCGGCGCTGATCGCAGTCGACTGGGCGGTGATCGCGTCGTCGGTAACCACCGCCTTGCTGCTGCCGACCTCAATGTTGACTGTGCCGGTGGGCAGCTTGATGGTGTAGCTATTGGCCGCCCAGTCGTAGACCAGAGACCCGCCATCATCGAAACGCCACACCTCGACATGGTCGCGGTTGTCCGGGCGCTCGCCGGCATTGCCGTACAGGCCCGGAATGAAAGTACCCTGAGCAGGGTCGCCGCTAGGGCTGACCAACGCGCCCTGCTCTCCCAGGCTCGGTGCTCGCCAGTGTCGCACCTTGCCGGCAGCCAACGAGTGCCAACGCACCCAGGCACTGCTCCAGCCGCTACCGTCCGACATGCGCAGCTTGCCGGCGTCCAGGTCGACCGCCACGACATATCCCTTGATCATCACGCCGGCCAACATGCGGTCGTGCTCGGCGCTCGCGTAACTCACTCCAGGGCCTCAGGTGATTGGTAATGGTGCTCGTTGCCTGGACCACTGTCAGGATCGAAGGCGACCACCAGCGGGCCGGGCTCTCGGGGCCACGGCCACTCCTCCTCTCCGAGATAGATCACTTGGGTCCACTCAACCACCCAGACCGCATAACTATCCAGCTCGGGACGGCTCCAGTCCCGCTCTGCCCTCACGAACTGAGCAAACTCAACCGCTAAACCCCAGGACTGCATCCGTAGCAGGACCGCCAGCTGAGCCGCAGCGAAAGCGACCACATGCAAGCAGTTGGGCACCTCTACACCAACAATCACACGCGCCTCGAAGCGAGCATCGACGGCAGTTTCACCGGTACCAGGATCCTTGTCCGCACTCTCAAGGCCAGCCAACTCCAGCACTACTGCAGGCATCGGCACGACCTCGATCCCGTCCGGCATGGTGCCGACATAGGCGAGGCCTGGGATGGCGTCACTTACATGTTGCTCAATCGCCGTGTAGATCCCAGCGAGAGGTATCGGGTCATCAACCATTGCCTGTTCTCCGCAAATACTTCTGCAGTTCAAAGTTCAGCTCTTGCTCGAGGACCACCTTCAACCGATCGTGCGCCCGGTTAGTCCAAGCTTCAAAGTAAGGGCGAACGTCATTGAGCGAGATTTTCGCCTTCGCCAGTGGGAAGCGACTGTCGTTCTCTGAAACCCAGCCGGACCGGGGACCACCACCGCCAGAGACTTCACTATCCGGGTAGTTGGCAGCATCGAAGTGCTTGCTGGCTGTGCGGATCCAGATATCCGGCTTGCCCCCGTATACCTGCCGATAGAACGCCCCCTGGTACCGGCGCCCAGCCACCGAAACACCGGTTCGGGTTTGCCGAGGACGACCAGCGCGACTGGCTTCGATTGGACGGATACCGAACCACAGCTTGCCTTGCCCGTTGCTGCCCATCGGGAAGGCCTTGAGCCGCTGCCTCACCGCAGCGATGGCGATTCGCTCTTGCCGCCCCACCTCACGCGCAACCTGCCCGCGAAGCCAACGAAGCGTCTTGTTAATCGCTCTGCGCTGAGCTGCAGCCATAGCCTTGGGTACCAGCTTGGCAAAGTCCTCGAAGCCTTTGACGTCTTGCGGGCTCATCTGCAGGATCAAAAAACCCGCACTGGCTGACACCTTGTGATAGCTGCCGACACTCATGGTGTTTTCCTCAGAACGAGCGTTACCAGGCCATCGCCGCCTGGCTCTATGCGCGTGATGATGTAGTTGCCACCACCGTCCTCAGGCGGCAGATCGACCACCACGCTCTGCCGCGTATCGACACCCGTGTTGTCGCCAACGCGGATGACCAGGTGCGGCTCACGCAGGCCGGTATTGATCTGGCCGAGCTTGGGCTGCAGCCACGGCGCCGAGAACATCCCGAGAACCTCGCGACCTTCGATATGCGCAAGATCGCCGAGGACATCGAACACCACCTCGTCCAGATCATCGATCAGGTCGCGGAAGGCCATGATCAGGCGGTCAGGCGGATGACTGCACGGGGGCGCGTGCAGATGTGCAACGGGTTGGACTGAGCCTCACCCGCAACACCCTTACCGAAGGGCATTTCCTCCAGCTTGCTGTAATACGGCAGGCCTTCGGTGTTGACGGTTTCCATATAGTCTGCCGGCGCGTAAACCGACAGGAACAGTTCAGAAACCCCCTCAGGCACCAAGCGCGCTTCATCGTCAGGGACGAATGGAACACCCGCGACCTTGCCCCGGTAACGCTCCCAGCTAATACCACCGAACTCGAACGTTTCACGCCCGTCGCCACGAAGCGCTGCGGCCTGCTGGCTACCCTTGTAGGTATCGACAACCGATGAGTGGGCGATGAGTTTCTTCCAGAAGGTCTTGCCGCAGAAAGCGCGGGCGCCGGTGGTGGTCACGTTGCCGAGAGCATCTTCTTGCATGTCCAAGGCGTCCATGCACTGCACCTGAATGTTGGCGTTCGGGTCATTCAGTCCCATCGACTGCTTCTGCTGCGACACCCCGAAAACCTTGTAGATGTCCAGCAGCACTGAAGAGCCGTCTGCGTCGAGCACCTTGCCGTTGATGGCCCCCATCCGATGAAACTCGTGAGTGGCATCCAGTTGGCGTTTCGCCTTAGCCAGACGCTTGTTGACCACATCCTGTACGGCCTGCAGCTCCGTCAGCGTGCCGAACGCGCGAATACCCTGAATCTCGTCCGCTTTGATCGCAAAGCGCTGCGGCAGGTGAACGGTATTGAACGGGATCAGCGTGCGCTTGCTACCACCCACCACCAGACCAGAGGTACCGCGCTCCCCCGCCGGCACCAGAGCGAGCGTGTCACCGTCTTTCTCGATCTGCACGGTAAGGGTGGCGACACCCTCCTCTTGGAACAGGCCAAGAGCCGCAAGGCGCCCTGGCACATACTCCTGCTCGTTGATAGCAGCGGTGAGGGCTGCAACGCCGAAAGCGTCGTCTTGGAAAATGGCAATCTCAGCCATGAGGTACTCCAGAAATTAAGAACCCCGCTCAGGGCGGGGTTGGGGTGAAAGAGAGTCGGGTCAGCGCAGGATGATGAAATGCGCTGCCAATGCCTGTTCCGCATCGGCGTCGATGCCGGTAAGCAGGTCCTCACTGACCTCTGCCAGCCGCACCACCGCGCGGCCGCGCCGAACGGTTTCGGACTCACCGAGAGAGGCATAGAGAATGCACACGGCTTTTTCGCTGCCGTTTTCTGCAGCGGGGTCGTAGGCAGTGAATTCGCTGCTGGCCGTTACCAGACCAAGCACTTGACCAGCGACAAGGCCAGGACCGGCAGCGACATTGATGGCTTCGCGAGAGATCTTTCCCGGGCCCTCGGAAAGCAGGAACTCACCGGTGTGAACTGGCTCCTGGCGGATGTTACTCATAGTCGTGCTCCTTTATTGGCGGCCTGCCGGCGGGCAGCCCAGATGCTGGATGGATTGGGTAACTGCGCCTTGACCTTCTCAGGCTCGTCATCGGCCGGCGGCAGGCTGTTGTCGATCTCAAAACCTTTGCCGGAGCTGACCAGCTTCTCGAACAGCCGAGCCCGCACCGCATCAGGCTCCAAGCCGGCCTGCACAAATTCAACGGTAAGCTCCGGCAGCCGAGCAGCTACACAGAGATCGCGGACCCCCTTCGCACGCGTCAAGGCAGCCTGCACCGTGGCCTTGTCGGCCAGTTTGGTGGAGGCGATCAACGGCTCGACCAGATTGCTGATTCCCGCCTTGGCGCAGTCTTGGGCGATCATCAAGGCCAGCGCAGTAGAGTCGCCAGGGTCAGCCGCTGGCGGGTCAGGTGGTGTTGCCGGCTGGCCACTCGCTGCCTCCGGCAGGTCGGCCAACTGATCCAGCAGCGCCTTGGGTGTCTGACGGTAGCGCTGCATCGCCGCGCCCTGGCCAAGGCACGCCTTGACCTCGACCCCATTGCCCACTTCGTCAGCCAGGCCCAGCGCAAGTGCTTCCTGCGCAGTCAACCAGGTTTCATCGTTGACCATACGGCGCAGCTCGGCGTCGTCGATGCCCGGCGCCTTGGCCTTGTATGCCGCGATGATCGCCTCGAAGGTTTGGTCGAGGACGTCGGCCACCCGGCGCAAGTCCTCGGCATCACCGCTGGTCCAGGTCCACGGGTTGTGCACCATCAGCATCGCATTCGAAGCCATCACCAGGCGGTGGGCGCCGCACGCAGCGACGCTTCCAGCGCTGGCCGCCAGAGCATCAACACGCGCGGTGCAGCGCTCACCCAACCGGTTTAGCGCGTTGTGAATAGCCAACCCGTCGAACAGATCGCCACCGATAGTATTGAAGGCCACCACCACCGGTGAAACGCCGTCATCAATCGCCTTCAGGTCCTGAATGAACTCGTTCGCGGTGATGCCCCAGCCCCCGATCTCACCGTAGATGTAGATCTCGATGGGAGTGGTATCGGCCTTGGCATCGCCTTGCCCCTCAACCGCCGCGCTGATCTTGTACCAATGCTGGTCTTCGATATGCTGCACCGAGGGCGCCTTGTTAAAGATACGAAACGGCATCAGCTTTTTCATTTCTCCCCCTTGTCGCCGGACTCATCAGGGTCATCCTCGACGGCCGGCAAGCTGCTGTAGTTGAGGCCCAAGGCCTTCGCCCGGGCGATATCGGCGGCGTTCTCTTCGTCGACCACCTCCGCATCCGTACCGTTACGCAGGCACACCTCACTGCGCGATGCGAAGCCTGCGGCGATCTCCATGCTGCGCGACTGGACATCCTGCACCGGATGGATGTAAGCCCAGCCCTGCGGTACCCAACGTGTACGGTGGTACTCACGGCGGCGCTGTGCGTAGTCAGGTAGATCGAGCGCACCAGCGAGCACAGCCATGTCCATCCAGGCTTTACGTACCGGCCGACAAAGCTGATGGACGTACACCTGGAACTGGATCTGCTCCAACCGTCGACGGAACTCGGTCAGTACCACCCGGATCGCGCGGTCGTTCACGCCTTGCATGTCGCCAGTCATGAGTTCGTAAGGCAACCCCGAGCCAGCGGCAGCGGCCATCAGCTGCTGCCGCATGAAGTCGGGGTAGTTGTTACCGGCGTCCGGCGGGTCCGAGAACTCGACCTGCTCACCAGGCAGCAGCTCCTGCATCGTGCCGGGCTCCAGCCCTACCATCGGGGTGAAGCCGTCTCGGTCGTATCTGACCGGCGCCCCGGTAAGCGGGTCGAGTTGCGGCGGGCCGTCCGGGGCTGGCTTACGAACGAAGCCGGCAAATAGGTTGGCGACCTCTTGCCGGAACAACACCGCGTCGTCGAAGTTGTCCAGGCTACGCAGACGCTTCAGGACCGGCGCCAAGCGCGGTACGCCGCGCAATTGCCCAGGTTCCAAGGGCTCAAACACATGCAGCATCTGCTCAGCTGGAATCCGCACCAGCTGGTTGTAGCCCACATTGAGAGAGGACTTGTCGCTGGGATGGCTGCGGTAGCACCAATACGCCACGCGCCGGCCCAGGGTGTTGAACTCGATGCCGGCCCGAATGACGTTGCCGAAACGGGTGACTTCGAACTTGTCATGGGGGACAAACTCTGGCGATAGGCACTGCAGCTGCAGCGGTACCGCGTAGCCGTCCTCCAGCCGGCGCGGACGCAGACGAATGAAGCATTCGCCCGACTGCTCTACCGTGCGGGCCACCAGCGCCTGCAAGCCATAGAAGTCCGTGAGCTGATCGGCATCAGCCTCATCAACCCAGTCCTCCCACAGCTCTTGCATCACCTTGCGGACCGCCTTGTCGAGCAGCCGAGGGTGCGGCGTGATGCCGGTACCGATCAGGTTACTGACGCGCTTGTCGATGACATTGGCAGCATAAGGGTCATTGCGCACCGCGCTGCGGGAGCGTGAGCGCAGGTTACGCAAGGCCGGCATGATCAAGCTGTTCACGCCGGTGTCAGGCGCATCCCATCCTGATGAGCGCCGTCCCTCGGCGGCGCCTTCGTAGCTGGCCTTAATCCGCTCGGGCACCAAAATGCCTGAACGACCGAGGGACAGGTAGCGTCCGCTCACAGCCCCTTGCCCCCGTGGTAGATACGGGTCACCCGCGAGCGGGGGCCTGCGGCAGCGGTCAGCTCAGTACGGATCAGGTCACGAGCCTTTATCAGTTCGTCGACCGTCCGGTATTCAACGGTGCGGTCGGTGTACCGGACGGTCTTTTCACCACGTGCAATCGCCCGCTCGACAGCGTCGAGGTGTGCTTTCGTGTATGCCATGTCAGCGTCTCTTGAGATAGCCGCTGCTGGAGCTGCGGCGTTGCATGGGTTGGGGTGCGACTCGCGGAGCCGGCGGTGGTGGCGGATCGTTGCGCTTGACCGGAGCAGGTACAGGAGCCGGCGAATCGATCTCGTCGTCCTGGTCGTCGTCCGGCTCGCTGGCCTGGGGCCGGGCTGGCTCCGCTTCGTTTTGCTCGAACAAGTTGGCCTGCGCGAGCGCCTGCCTCAGCTTGTCCCAGTCCTGTTCGCCATAGCGGTGCAGGCCGAGGAAGTTGGCCATGGCCAAGTTGTAAACCATCAGGTCGAGCGCCTCATTGCGGTCGGCCTTGCCCTTGACCCACTCAATCCGCTTATAGCCCTTCACGTAGCGGGCGACCTTTCGCTCGGCCACGCACTGCTGGAAGAACTCGTCGGGCAGGTCCTTGGCAAAGTGCAACGCACCAGGACCTATCTCAAAGCTGTAGCGGTTGTAAATCCAATCCTTGGCCGTATCGGTGCCGACGATCCAAAGCTCCGCACCATTGCGCTCGGTTTGGCCTTTCCAGGTGACATCCACCTGCGACGGCCGCTGGGCGATTACGGGCCGCCCCGGCTTGCTTGCGCCCTTAAGCGCGAACACGTTGCGCCAACGGCGGACACGGGCGAACTGGTAGACCTCGTGGGTGTGATGACCGCCGGAATCGATGCCGGTAGCCAGGATGCCGAGGCTCACGCCGCAGGGGTGCCGGTACCGGACTTTCAGCCGCTCGTCCAACAGTGACCAAGTACGCTCGTCGGCCGGGTCGCCGGGAATTACCTGGTGATCGACCACCCAGCGCTCCATGCCTGTCCCCCAAGCCATCACCATAAGCTCCAGGCGATTGGCCTGCACATCGACGGAGGCCGTTAAGGCAAGCGCCCCCACGGGCAAGGTTCCAAGAACGTAGTCCTCTTGCATCGCACGGGCCTGAAGCACCTCGGCCTTGGTTTGCTCGACTGCACTGTCCCAGACCTCTGCCAAACGGGTGTTGTAGAACACCTGCATCGGCTCCAAGTCGCCGCGATCCTGGGCGCGCTTTGCCCCCTCGAACTCGCGGGCCAGCATGGTCCAAGAATGCCACCCTAGAGGCGCATAGAGCGCATTGAGGTGGAAGCTCACTGTCTCGCCGTCTCCCTTGGCATGGGCTCGCCACTCACCCTTGGCCAACATCTCTGCCTTGTGATGCTCATCGATCAGCACATCACACTCAGTTCCTTCGCACTGGTAATGCACCGTGCTGAAGTCCGCGGAGTAAAGCAGACGCTCCCACTTCAAGATCTGCATATGCCCACAGGTAGGACATGGTACGTAGTAGTGCCGCTGATCCCCCATCATGAAGAGGTCATCGATCCGCGAGGCCCCCTTGATGAGCGGGGAACTGGAGAAATAGAACTTTGCGTTACGGCCGAAGGTACTGCCGCGCGCTTCGGCCAGCTTGATGCCATCGCCCTCTTGGTCTACGTCAACGTCCCAGCGGTCGACCTCATCGCCGTAGATGTACCGCGCCGACAGCTCAGACAGGTTCGCCGCCGAGCCAGCGGTGGTGGCGTACAACGTGCCACCCTCAAACTCTTTGGTGTCCATGGTGTTGCGGGCATCCCTGGAGCGGTTAGCTGCCACGCGCGCCTTGAGTTCGGGCGTTGCGTCGATTGTCTTGCCGATCCGGGACGACACACGCTTGGCCAGCCCTAGGCTGGGCAGCAGTGTCAGGATGTTGGATGGGGCCATGTGAATCAGGGCGCCGATCCAGTTCAGGGCGATCTGCGTTTTCATCAGCTGCGAGGCGACCTTGGTCACCACCCGTTTGCACGGGTGCGCGGGAGAAAGGCAGCGCATTGGTTCACGTGCGTAGGGTGTGCGCGCGGTGCGGTATTTGCCGGGTTCGGCGGCGCCGGTGTCACGCGGGATCCGCATGTACTCGTCCGCCCATTCATCAACCCATAGTTCAGGGTCAGGCGTCAGCCCTCGGCAATACGCTTCGCGGTACACCTCGGCACCGTCTGCGTATCCGGTGGGCATAGGCTCAGCTCTGTGTGATGGCTAGGTTAAGGTCGGCATCGCTCATCTTGCTGACCTCGGTTAGAACGCGGCGGAAGGCGCTCGCGAGATGTTTTTCGATCTCCCACGGGTCACTCATACCGACCAGCTCGGCGGCAAGCTGCGGGGCGAGCCCAAATAACTGGTCGCGCAGCATCCGGCCTGCCGTGTAGGCAGCATCTTCCACCGCTTTTCGCTCGACCAGATTGCCTTGGACTTTGTTGAACTCAGCCTCGGCCAACTGGGCGAGGTAGTACTCGCGGTGCGCCTTCGCCTTCTGGAAATTGTGAGCCCCGCCAGGTGCTGGATCCGGCTGCGACACCGCTAGTGGGCCGGGGCCGGGCTGGAGCTGGCTTCGGACATCCCGCTCAACGCGGTTTTCTTCATGCCGGGCAGCCACAGCTGCCTTGCTCGGATCGGCGGACTCAGCCAGCAGCAGCTCAGTGGCTTCGACGTCGACCTTGCCGTCGTCGGTCAGCACCAGCCGTTCCTGCTTGGCCAGTTTAGAGACGTAGGATTTCGACCATCCGTGACGGGCAGCGAACTCCGATTTCGTCAGGTACGTCATGTCGCAAAGTCCAGTTCATCCAATAAAATCAGGGGGTTAACCAGTTCACCGCAGTTCACTAAGCTGGTGAACCACCCGCTAACGAAGAAGCGCGGGTTCCCGGTCCCGTACCCCGGCCATATCGCCAGGGTCCCCCGCCCTGCCGGGGCCGCCGGCCGGCTCACTGCCCCGGCTCGCCAGCCTGCGGCGGCACCTGCTCGATGCCCAGCCGCTTGGCGGCCCAGCGCTCGTAGAGGTTGATCGCCACATCGGCGCCGGCCATCGCGGTCAGGCACCCGACAGCTGCAGCAGCCCACACCGAAACACCGAGGGCGTACAGCAGCATGTTGGTCGACAGCCCGCAGGTAACGCAGGCACCCGAGCGCAGAGCCAACCGGCGAATCAGCCCCCAACCACGAGCACCCGCCTTGTCCGCCCGCCACATCTCTCCCGACACACCGCCGACCAGGGACAGCACTATCACCATCCAGATCGGCAGTTCGGCTAACGCTTGTTGCTCGCTGTTCATGTAAGCCTCATTGGCAAAGCACGGCGCCGGAAAAAGAAAACCCCGCCGGTTGGCAGGGTTCTCGATGCACCGAGAAGTCGGGGCGGGTTGCACAGCACAGTGCTTGTTGGGTCAGCGCCTAAGCGCACTTTTCACATCGTGGTGACTTTTTACAGGCCACCGGAAAAACCGAAAAGGGGCTGTTTTCGGTTCTCCGCTTCGGCGCTACTTCGGCGCATCCTCGGCGCACGCTCGGCGCATATTGACCCGACGAACGGTCTGCTGCCGAACCCTGCCAGACCTCGCAGCCAGGATCGCAAACACCTGAAGATGCAGGGCTTTGACCCAGTTGCGATAGGTACGGTCAGCATCTTCTGCCAGCCCCACTACCCTCATTTGCTCCCGAACAGTGAAGCCCAGGAAGTACCGCATCTCTGCCAGCTTGGCCAAGGTCTCGCCCCGTTTGTCGCGCCTCCCCAGTTGGACGACGGCAGCGTCCACTTCTGCCGCAGGGTGATCCAAGCCAGCCCCGGCAACCAGAATGCGATGCCCCGACACGCCACCACGCGGGGCCGCCCCCTTCCACTCCATGATCGTGCCCATTTGACTGCCAAGGCTCGCCTCCAGCCCGACCTGCCGCCGCTGCTCGCCCCAATGGCGCATCAGCTCACCAACCAACCGCAAGCGCTCGGCAGCATCAATCAGCTCTGCCATATCAACCTGGTGCTGCGTGACACGCAGCAGGAGCCCCAATTCCTGATCCATGCTCATCGCGTACCCCCCGAAATTAGAACCCAACACACATTTAGCCAACCCAACACAAACCCAACACAGATAAAACCCAATAAATTCAATACCTTATTAGTAGTTGTGTTGAGTGTGTTGGGTTTGTTGGGTTTTTGAGTCCTCGCATAGGTTTTTTTGTTGGCCTGCCGAAGCATGAGAAATAAGTCACCCGCACGCGCGCGTGTGCGCAAACCCAACACACCCAACACAGGGGCACGGGAAGCCTTGAATTTTGGGGGTTCTATGCGTGTTGGGTTGCTCAGACCGACCCAACACAAACCCAACACACCCAACACAGAGGTTCTTGGTTTCATGCAGCGACCCCCTTCACGTGTTCCCACGCGTCGACGTTCCACCCTGCAAGTTTCGCCTTGCTGCGCCAGGTGATAACGGCTTGCCCCAGCTCGGCCGCATTGAACGATGGGGGCAGGGAAGCCTGGGGATCATCAGGGAAGAAGAACGCCGCAAAACGGCGATTATTCCCCTCTGTCCATGGGATCGAGCGCGTCTTCTCCACCGTCGCACTGAGCATCAGCGAGAACTTCGTCTGACTCATGGCATGCTCTTTGTTACGTGAGCACCACTCAATGAACAACGCATACAGGTCGGTCGCGAGACAGCAACCCCATAAACCTCGGCCTAGTTCTCCAGTTTGCCAGAGGTGAAGGAAAGTTTGCCATGCAGTACGGCTAAGCGCGACCAAACGTTGCCGGGCCTCGGTCTTGGGAGGACGGGTTCGCTGGTTGAAATCTCCAAGGTCGACCGCGAGCAGCCAACCATATAGTGCCGCCACCCCTCCGTTGCTCAGCTCCCGACCGATAGCCTTCTGGCGATCAACTGGCAATGTTTGCAAGGGCCACATCACAAGCATCCGACGATCATCTTCGCTGATGGGCCACGGCATGATTTCATTGCTCAGAAAGACCGCATTCATGTGGTTGGCTTCTTCCCAGCCGTTGATGAACTTCGATTCCATGCGCACGGTCTTGCCGGTGATCATGTGCTTGATTTTGCCGACCTGGTTGTAACGCTGGTCCCGGCTTACGACCTCCTCGAATACAGCCCACAGCTTCCGGCTTTGCCAGGCGTTGAAGCTACCCTCCAACTGAGTCTGGCCAACGGTCGCCGCGTACTGGCCGTACAGCTGGCCGAAAATGTCCGCGAACAACAAACTCTTGCCTGAGCCCTCCATGATGGAATGCATCAGCACCGCAGTGTCCATCTTGGCTCCCATGTTCTGCAGCGGGAATGCCAACCACTTCGTCAGCCAGCCCAGTGCTTCCTCATCATGGTTGCAGAGAAAGGAAATCAACCAGCGCAGGTTCTCGCACGCCGCGTCATCACGCACAGGCTCCAGCGGGAGCCCCTCGAAAGTGTTGATGTAAAGGTTGGGATCCTTGGTCATGGTGGGGTCGAATACGATGTGGTCGACATCCACGACACGCCGATCTTGGCTGTTGAGCCACCACTTGTACTCTTCTCCCATGGCCATTTTTACGGCCCCCTCGGCGATACGACGCTTCTTCTCCCGGTCCCACACGTCCTTGGTGCCGTCGATGTACACGTAGCGCTCGATGGGGTCGAGCTTCAACGCCCCGCCTTTCTTGGCCGACATACGGCGGGCCTGATCAAGCTCCTGAGCCTGCTCTGTCGCGATCAGCTTCTTATCAGTCCGCTCCATCCACTCCTTCGCGAGCGGCTTGCCGACCAGAGCCTCGAAGCCTGTCCGCTTCATCGACCGCCCCTTGTCCAAGTCCCACACGCTGGTGGTGCCTTCGACCAGGGCGAAGCGGCGCATCGCACCATCAATATCCAGGGCGTCACCCCCTGCCCCCCCGGTAGCCGAGGAGCCGGCCGGGCTGGATGCTTCGTCGTCCGAAGGAGAATGGGGAGGGCCTTCGACGTCATTGTCGATGAATGAAGCATGGTCGGCCTGCTCGACCACCGATGGGGTATGGGGAAGCTCGCCCAATGGCGGCGGCGCAGGCGGACGGGACTTCGCATCTATACCAAGGATTCGAGCAGCCGCTCTGGTCGCAGCTTTCTGGTCGCCGTCGTGCATCAAGATGCAGAACACATCGAACGCATCATTCTTGTGTCCGTTGGCCAGTGGATCAGACGTGTGATGCGAATAGAGTTTGCCTTCAGTGATCGTTACACCGGGTAGTCCTGAGCTGCTGTGTGGGCTCAACCACTTCCCATCGATGCGCTTGTAACCGTGCGCCTCAATCATCGTGGCAATATCATGGATGCGATTGAACTCAGGGATGACCTCGGGGAGCCGATCAACGGCTCGAGCTGCAGCTGGTGATGACTTGGCCACTGGACGAACTGCGGGCACAGACGCTGCCGCCTTTGGCTTCCAAGGGCAAACGGCCTCCCCCTTCGGCTTGAAATCGTCCCAGTCCTGCCAGATGGCCAGCAAGTTGGTCGGCAGCTCTGGCAAGCCGTCAGCGCTCGGCGGGGTACGCCATGTGTAGGGCTTGCGAGTGCCTGGGTGAATGGATGGCGGCAATACGTCCTGCACCAAGCCGCCCCGCAGCTCGAAGACCGTCACTTTCTTGAAGGGCTCAGCCGCCATGCGGTAAGCTGCCTCGCGGCCTGCATCTCCCTCTTCCATGGCAGCCTTCACTTGCACCATCAGTCCTTTGTAGATGGTGCCATCAGGGTCGTTCTTGTTTGGCCAAACCAGAGCGTGGCGACTTAGCTCAACGCCCTCGGGGACGCGGAACATCACGCGGAATCGTTCAGGGTTGCCCACAGATGTCGGGTAGGCGTCAGCGAGTGCATCGACATCAAGCCCAAGCGTCTGCTGCAGAACCTGCCGGGTCAGTTCGACATCATCAACATCCAGCGAACAGACGCGACTTGGCCCGAGAACAACACCGAGGTTGTGGTTCGGGCTCGCAGTCCAAAACGCTTCAGCCTTCGAGGCGTCCGTGAAATAGCCACCCGGCTTGTTCCAGCCGGCACCCTTCGGCCCCTTCTCACCTGGTTCAATCGGAACCAAGGCGAGATCGAAGGCTTCAATGTACCGCCGCGCCCAATCAGCTGTGGTAGAGGTTGGCCCTTCGCTCATCTGCGGCGCTCCCGCAGTTCCTGGCAGCTGATGCAAGTCTCGCACCCCGCCACCAGTTGCTGCCGCACCTCCGGGATTGGTTCATCGCAGTCTTCACAGAACTGCGCGCTCGGCTTAGTCGCTGGGCGAACGCGGCGCTGAAGCGCCACCTGCAGGTGGTAGTCGGCCTGGTCATTGGCCACATCGATCACATCAGCCATGAGCTTCGTCCTCCATGGCCTGACGCGCACCCGCCATGATGGCAAGCACCTGGCGGATCACATCCATGCCGCGACGCTCAAGGTCGAGCACTTCGGCAGCCGTCCACACGTTGTCAGCGGCGCCGTCGTGCAAGGTACCGACAAATTCGCTGGACTCCTCAAGCAGCTTCGCTACCGCCTGCAGCGCCTCATTGGTCGCTGGGACAGGCTCCGGGCGATACCAGACGGCACATGCCGGACGGACGAGCGCATCAAGCAGCCGTGGATCACCAGTCCAGCGGACGATCTCTTCAATCTCGTCCGGGCTGGGCCAGCGACGCTCTTCTGTGGGGTGAAGCTTTTTCTGCAGGGCATCCACGTCCATGACCATATCGAAGGCCAGCTTGGTGATGCCGCCGTGATAGTCGCGACCAGCGCGATAGAGCGCCTGGCGCAATGCGAGGACCGGACCGGCGTCCGGTAATAGATCAACGCGACTCATAACCGTAAATCCTCGGTTTACGGTGTAGTCACAGGGCTTTCAACGTCCTATCCTGTGAATACGACCGATGTGCTGTGCTTTGCGTGCTGTGCGGGCATTTCACGCGGTTCTAGTCATCCGGCGAATCTTGTGGTGAGAGGCAACCGGATGGCGGGTGCAACGGCGCTTTTGCGCCGCGCTCGCTGAGCTGAGGGATCTTGTGGTGAGAGGCCTCAGCTCAGCAGTCCTTACTTTTGCTGCTTTTCAGCAACCTTCTTTTGCTCTTCATAGAACAGCTCAATAGCCTTACCCACCTCATAGCGGACGGCTGCACCTTTTGTGGCTCGATAGATAGTTGGCTGCGTAACGCCAACCCGATCTGCGATAGCACGTTGCGAAAACCCCAGATCAATCAGCTTTTGAAGCATCTCTTGAATGGTCATTGCACCCACCGATGCGTTATCGAATTGGAGTGATAATACCCAAACGAATTAAACAGAGCAATACAATTCCGATACGTAAACGAATCAGAGCACAGGCCGTGATAGGAAAGCGCGTAGCACAGCGAATGCATGAACTGGAGTGGTCCGAAGGGGAATTAGGAAGACGCTCAGGGGTACCGCAGCCGACTATCCACCGCATCCTCAGTGGAACTTCGGCAAGCCCACGCCAGGCAAACGTAGAAAAGCTGGCGAAAGCCCTAGGCGTGACCAGTGAGTGGCTTTGGAAAGGCGGGGAAGCGCCTGACATCGCGACCGGCCCGAACTCCAACATCGAACCAGGTCCACGTATTCGCGGATTTGTCCCGCTGATTTCTTGGGTGCAGGCGGGAGCTTGGTGTGAAATGCAAGATGTGCTCGAACTGCAGGACGTAGAAAACTGGCTACCTTGCGCGGTGTCACACAGCAGCGCGACGTTTGCGCTGAGGGTGCGAGGCCTATCGATGTACAACCCCCATGAGAGGCGCTCGTTCCTTGATGGCGACATCATTTTTGTCGATCCGAACAAGGACTACGAGAACGGATCGATGGTTATTGCCAAGCTCGCCGACAGCAAGGAAGCGACGTTTAAACAACTGGTTCTAGAGGGGGCGCGGAGATTTTTGAAACCGCTGAACCCATCTTGGCCTGATCCGATTATCGAGCTACCCGAAGATGCATCGATCTGCGGAGTCGTGGTTTCCAAGCTGGAAATCTTCTAACCACGCCACTCATACGATCAATACGAAAAGGTATTGACCGTCCAAATTCGTTTGAGTATTGTCTGGACCGCTACCCTCTCACCACTGAGGTCCAGAAATGCCAACTGCACAGCCAAACAGTGGGTGTAAGGTCTACTTGCACCCAACCACCTGCACCCGCCCTTCCACCGTTGAAGCCTTTCAACGCTCTACCGGGCTTCGCCTGCTTGTCTCCCCTGCCGGTCATGTCCGCGCCATCCCCAATGGGGGTGAGGCATGAACGAATTCACCATCAATCTGCGCCGCGTGATGCTTTTGGAGGGCACGCTGGAGCAAGGAGGCAGCGCCACTTGCCCGCTGCGACGCCCTGAAACCAGCGTCGATGCGCACATCCAGGTGGAGAACGACGACCGCGATCATCACCTGCAGGTTCGGTTTGGACCGTTCACGGGCTCGATCACGCTGCACCGCGGCGACTCGACCAAATACATGTCCCTGCGCGACTTTCTGCAGGACGTGGCCAATGGTCGAACTGAATCGGGACAACAGATCCAGCGCGCTATCGCCCTGATGGAAGCACTGGACTGTGTTAGCCAGGTATTACCTGAAGGCTTGCATGCCTACATCACTCCCACAACCGACGACCACCGTCCCTTCGGCACCGTTGTGACCGACGATCAGGGAGAGGTCTACGCGACTGCATACGGCAGCTGCAAGACCGCGCTTGCCGAAGCAGTGCGCGCGAAGCTCGGCCAGATCCCCGAGGGGCGTGGGGAGCACCCATGACAGACACGCTTGGGCAGCTACGCAAGCAGTGGACCACTCCCTGCCCGACATTGACTGCGGTGCGTGAGCACTACTTCCCCCACATCAAGACAGACCGCCGGTTCAGGGAGCTGATCAACGCCGGAAAGATTGGGCTGAAGCCTACAAAGCTGCACCACTCAGCCCGAGCGCAGTACGTGATTTACCTACACGACCTCGCCGACTACCTCGACACTCAATCGAAGCAGACGGCATAGCAGAGGCGGCCCCGGCCATCAGGGGCATCGCATCCAGCACCTGGCCATCACCACACCACCGGCCGGTGCTGGGCACTTTGGAGCACAGCACATGCAACCACATCAGTACGCACTTGCAGCTGGTATCGCCTGGATGGTGACCCTGATCATCCTTCCCTTCCTGATTGCCAAAGCACGCCGCCTTGCCTATGCCCGAGGTTTTAACGAAGGCAAAGCCTTCCACGACCAGAGCCTGACCCTTCAGCTCAGGGAAGCGAAGCAAGCCCAAGACGAAATGCGCACGGAATTGCAGCGCGCTCAGCAAACCTGCGAGCTGGAGCTGGCCGCACGCCACATCAAGATCGTTGCGCTCCAAGCCAGCATCAGTGAGCTTGACGCACGGATCATGTCGTACACCGGCCTCGCAGTGACCAAGGCGGACTATGACAAGTTGGTCAGCGCCTCGTCCACGATGCGCCTGGCTCAGCGCACCTTCAAAGCCCTGAAAACCGAAGCCGAGGCAGCCCGAGCGGGAACCCAGGCTGACGTCATCGACGAGCTGGCCAAACGTATCCACGTCCAACTGCGCAGCACTCCGAGCGCCACAACTGCAGGAGCCGCAGCATGACAGTTGCCCTGCAGATCGATACCCAGGGTGCGCAGCAGCAAGCTCTGCCCTTCCAGCGCGAACTGTACGTTGACCTGTTTGCCGGTGCCGGTGGGGCAAGCAGCGGCGGCGCCCGCGTATACCGCGACCCTGACATCGCCATCAACCACAACCCTATCGCAATCGCGGTACACCGCGCGAACCACCGCAACACCCGCCACTACATCAGCGACATCTACGAAGTCGACCCACTGCAGGCCACCGGCGGCCAGCCCGTGGGGATCTTGTGGGCGTCCCCTGACTGCCGCCACTTCTCCAAGGCCAAAGGCGGCGCCCCAAGAAGCAAGGCTGTGCGCTCGCTGCCATGGGTCGTGGTTCGCTGGGTCTTTGCCACCCGCCCACGCCTGCTGTTAATGGAGAACGTTGAAGAGTTCCAAGCCTGGGGGCCGCTGGACGACGCAGGCAGGCCGATCAAGTCGGAAACGGGTCGCACCTTCAAGGCATTCGTCGCCTGTCTCACCACTGGCCTGGCTGCCGATCATCCGGACATGGGCGAGATCATGGATTGCATCGGCCAGTGGGTACCGATGGACGCACTAGTGCGGGGCCTGGGCTGCAACGTAGAGTGGCGTGAGCGCCGCGCTTCGAACGCCGGCTCCCCAACTATCCGCAAGCGCCTGTTCCTAATCGGCCGTACGGATGGCCGCCCGATCGTCTGGACGAAGCCGAAGCGACACGAGAACCCGAAACCGGGCCAACTGCCTTGGCGCACCGCCGCCGAGTGCATCGATTTTTCCGACCTGGGCAAGAGCCTGTTCGCACGCAAACGCCCACTGGTGGACAACACCTGCCGACGCGTGGCGAAAGGTTTCTGGCGCCACACCGTCATGGCCGAGCAGCCTTTCGTGCTCCAGCTGGACGAGCAACAGCTGGCCGCCGCAAGCCTCACCGAGTTCGCCAACGCGAGCACGCAGCGCACCTTCAGCGCAGGCGAGCCGCTTCGCACTCAGGTGGCCCAGATCAAGGGTGGCCATTTCGCCTTGGCCGCAGCCCACCTGACCCACCTCACACATCATGGGGACCGCTCAGGCTACCCCGTTTCCGAGTCCACCCGAACGATCACCGGGGCGAACAGAGGCGAACAAGCACTGGTCACCGCGTCGATGATCACCCTGCGCAAAGGCTCCACTGGTAGCGGCATGGACCACCCTGTAAACGCCCTGACTACCGGCAGCGGCCACCACGCGTTCGCCGCATGCCACTTCGAGCAAGCCAACGGCGGTTTCTACAAGGGCGACGGGCGAGCAGCCAAGGTGCCACTGAGCACGATTCTCGGGCGCGGCACCAACCAGCGCCTGGCGAGTGCGTACCTGGTGAAGTACTACGGCACCGGCGGGCAGTGGCAAGACATGGGCGAACCGATGCACACTCTGCCGACCAAGGAACGCATGGCGCTGGTCACCGTTGTCCAGGTCCCCACCGCGATTCTGCCGCCAGAGCTGCTGGCGAAGGCCCGCAAGTGCGCTCACTTCCTGCACAAGTACCTGCCGGAGCACTTCCCCGATCTGGTTGACCTGGTGCTACTCGGCGATTACGCACTGGTCGACTTCACCCTCCGCATGCTCAAGGCCCCAGAGCTGAAGCTCGCCCAAGGCTTCAGCCCCGACTACATCCTTGATCGCGGCCTGTTCGAGAACAAGGAAACCGGCCTGCTGGAGTGGCGCCCGATCAAGAACACCGACCAGATCCGTCTGATCGGCAACAGCGTCTGCCCTGACGAAGCGGAAGACTTGATTGCCGCCAACGCGAAAGACCTGATCGACCTTTACCAGCAGGAGGCCGCATGAGCACGTACCGCCATGATTGGTACATGAGCGAGGCCGACGACGGCGGCCTGTATCACTGCAGTAAGTGCAGGCGCACCCACGAAGGAACTGTCCCTGAAGCCCAAGGCTGCCCAGTGTCCAACGCCGAACACAATGCCGTCGCTTGGCTCGGCCAGGCCGGGCTGTACCGCACCCGGTTTGAAGCCGTGCACAACTGCGAGCAGTCCGTCACGCCAGTATCCGCCACCGAACTGTTCGAACTAGCTACAAAGCAGGTGCTCAGCCAGCTCAACGAGGGCCGTCAACATGCCTAACCCGACACGCGCCTGGCAGCTGATCAGCCTTGCGCTCGCTGGAGCACTGATCGTCACCCTTGCCGAACTGTATCGCAGCAGCACCGCCTACCGCCCAGCGATAGGCACGGTACCGAGAGTTAGCAGCGCTGCGAGCTTTGAGCACCTCGCCCTGAGCCCGAACGCTCGCCGAGTCCACGAGAGGTATTCGCTGTGATCGACACATCGACCTACACCCCGACCACTCGCACGCCCAAGGGCATGCAGCCGATGCTTCGGCCCGCCATGTCGTTCATCTGCGACATCTGTGGCAAGGCTCGCGTGAAGGGCAATCACGACCAGTGCTCCAAAACTCGTCAAGCAGCTGGCTTCATCATCATGCGAGGGCGCACATCATGAACACAGATCCACGTGACTTATTCATCAGCCTCAATCCCATCGGCCGGGGCGAGCGTGAACTGGTGAAGGGCTGCACCGGCTTCGCTGACACGCGCACGCATGGCGAATACCTGGTGTTCCTGGCTGGTTACAAAGCAGGCGCGGTAGATGGTGAGCGACGCGAGTTCCAGCGCCACCGCCCGATGAACACCGAGGGCTTCGAGCCCGAGAGCATCATCATGCTCTCCGGCATGCCCTGCGCCGGTGCTTCGGTTGGACGCGACCTCAACCAGGCGGAGGGCGGTACGCCCGACACCAACATCAACCTCGACAGTACACCCACCGCGAAGGCCCTTTGTGAAGTCAAGGCGGCCGATAACGAATTGCTGATGGCACAGGTCGGCTTGCTGGCAGCAGTGAGACGTATCTATCCAACTGGCAGCCGGCTAATGATCCAAGCCAGCGGGACCAAAATTGAAGTTGAGGTAACAGGGCACTGCGCAGCCTGGTGGTCTCGTCCCGGCTACATCTACGGAAAGAATCGCAAGACTAGTAAACCCCGCACGTTCCATCACAGCGCTGTCCTTGAGGTTATGCCATGAGCCAACCAGCCACCAGGCCCCGCATGGCTACCCATAGCCTTGACCTGCCCGTCATGTGCGACATCTGCGGACAAGCGCGCTCGACCCGCAACCATTCCCGCTGCAGCAAGATCCGGCAGCAGCGAAAGAACGTCGAGTGGCAATCCCACATGGCCAACGTGGCCGCAAAGAAAACGCAGCAGCTTCAGCGCCTGCAACCACTTCGGTAAGTCGGAGAATATTAAATGGCAAAGCCACAAGTTAAACCCGTTCACGAAGTGAACAAGCAGTCTGCCCAGCCTGTTCAACTTCTTATCACTCCCGCCGTATGGATCCGGAAAGAGTTGTTATTCCCTGTTTTCGGCTTGAGCACTGAGGCTGTACGCAAATATCGCGACCGGGGTATTTGGCTTGAAGAAAAACAATGGCGCACTGACCCTGCCAACGTCATTGTCTACAACCGTGTTGAAATCGAGAACTGGATGGCCGGCCGGCCATGAGTGTGAAGCTCCCACCAGGTGTCGACACCCTACCTACGGGCATCGACATCAATGGCAACCTCCTGCGGATCGCCTTCACGTACGAAGGCGAACGCCGCCGGGAGCCTTTACGCAATGTGGCCAAGATCAACAAGGCCGCCATCGCTTATGCGGATAACAAACGTAGAACAATAATTGCTGAAATCAAGGAAAACCGCTTCGACTATGCAGCTCATTTCCCAGACTCGGTTTGGCTCAAGGCCAGACGAAAACTTCCGAATGAGCCCGCAAAAAGAACTGTAGACGAAGGGATTACCCAGTGGCTTGAAGTTGCCAAGGTAAAAAAAGCCCATAGCACTTTCATCAACTATAAGAGCAAGTCAGAACACGTCAGGAAGAAATTCACCGGCAGAACCATCGCAAGCATCCCAAAGAGTGAGCTTGAATTATTCCAAGCCGAACTACTCACCAATGGTCTCAAACCGAAAACCGTAAACGACATCTTCACCATTGTACGGGGGGTGTGGGGGGATGCGTTCAGCGATGAGATCATCAAACTCAACCCCCTGGAGCGCATCGAGAACATCCAGTCTGACAGCGACAGCGAATTCGCTGACCCATTCACCCGGAGCGAGATTGAGCGGATAGCCGACGCCGATCCGGAGCGGAATACTGACAGCCGGATGATCGTCTTCAATTGCTGGGCCGGGCTATCCCTGTCCGAACTGATCGCGGTCGGCGTAGAGGACGTCGACCTGGTGGCCGGTACTCTGACAATCCGCCGAGCTCTGGTCGCAGGGGAGTTCAAGGTACCAAAGGAACGCTCTCGCATCCGCACGGTAGAGCTGATCGCGCCGGCCTTGGATCTGCTGACCATGATCGTGGCGGAAGCTAAGAATGCCGAACCCACGCACATCACCGTTGTGCAGCGTGACAACATCACGAAGAAGCATGAGCGGGTTCGCTTCCTATTCCGCAGCTCCACCACCGGCCTGCTGTGGAGCGGCAAGACGGTCAGCAACTGGTTCACCGCCCACCTTGAGAAAGCAGGCATTCGCCATCGAGGCGCCAACCAGGCACGCCACACGTTCGCGAGCCAAGCGCTGTCGAGCTACGTACCGATTGAATGGGTGGCCCGACAACTCGGGCACAGCGATACGACCATGGTACGCAAGCATTATGGTCGCTGGATTTCGAAGGACGCCAAAAGCATGGCGCATATAGTCTCTAAAATGATGGGCTTTGATAAATAAAAAGGGTGGCCTTCAGTCTTATGACGGCCACCCTTCACTAATTGGCGATGAATCTAATTTTTAATTAGCTATCCGTAGATTTTTTTACTCGTCTAACTGGCTTTTTCGGAGCTAGGGAGGACTTTTTAGCAATCAGCTCTTGCCGTTTTTCCTCATCGCGCACGGCTTCATCATTCGCGGCGGTGTTGAAGTTCGCAGACGGAAGAGACCACATTCCATGTGGAGCCCTAGCAGTGAGATTAGAAACCATCTCACGGATTGCCCCGTACAGAACTGAATATCCGGTAGCTCTAATCGCACGAAAACGCTCCATCCCAGACAGCTGGTCAGATTCGTAACGCATGTATACGACGGCCTTCACGTCAATATTGTAAGGCAAAGATACGTTCTCGGCGTCCTCTGGATCTTCGCTAAGCATGACGTTCAACCCGAACACAAAGCTCTTAGGATCTTCAGGCTTTGCTTTGTCATACTGCAAACTCATACGTCTACGGAACGTAACGCCCTTAAACGGAAAATCGAGTTGCTTAAATTCCGAGGAAAAATCACCCTCAAATGAATTATTTGTCTCCACTTTTACATGGATAAACTCAACCTTCTCAATTGAAAGCGAAGCAGCCTTCATTGGCCTCTACCTCTCCATACTCTTCATCATTACAAGATACAAAGTCTGCACGAGCATATCTGTAATCTTCAATTGGATAAACGTTAGCAGAAAACGTTTGAACCTCAGGTTCAGAAAAGTTCATTTCAGACAAAAATACTCTCAAGTGAGATTCACCAAAACAAAGGTCGAGTCTTTCCTCGACCGCGTCAGCAAGAGAGTGAATCGTATCAAGTTTGAGATTTTGATCGCCACGCAGCCACCGAGAAACATTAGCTTCAGAGACACCAAGTCTTTCGGCGATATCGATATTTTTCAGCCCCTTCAGCGCCATAATTCGCCTAATTTCAAGAATAGGCGCACCACGCCGCGCATAACTGAAGACTTCAGCATCTTCTGCAATCTGTTGGGCAATATCAAAGTTGTTCATAACGTGACCCTAATAAGGACTATAATTTCTCGTCGATGATTTTCTTAATCAAGTCTCCAAGACGGTCCTTCACCGATTTCTCGGTTTGCTCTTGGTTCTTGTGAGCGGCCTCAAGAAAAAACAGATAGCGCTCACTTTTCCCTGTATATGGATACAGGTAAATTCGATCCTTGTTTCCATGCTTGAGCTCCCTCAGATTCTCTACCTTGCTCGCATACTCGAATTTGCCCGCCACCTTGTATTTGACAGCGCAGTTGGCAAAGTGCTCAGAGAAATCATCCAGTGTCATTCCACTGAAAATTGCATCGATCATCGCAACGAAGTGACTGCGCTTTGAGCGGTCGTCGACATCAGCGATCACAGACTTTATGAAGGAAGCTTTGTCTGGCTGACCCGAGGCAGGGAGGATCATCACTGGCACCCATTTGAGAGTTCCACTGATTGAGGTCATTTTAGCGGTGTTCACACCCGCTTTCTCCAGGATGTACTTCCTTGTTAGCACGTGCAGCTTCATGCCGACTCCTTAACACGCAGGTTAACTCATACCTTCAGATACGGCAAGCCGATCCGACGAGATGGTGGCAATATGTCACAAATGCTCACGCAATGGCTATACGCCAGTCTCATCTCGAAAGGTTACTCAGTCCAACCTATGAAAATCGTTCTAGTAGCTGATTTAGGCGGCGTATCCCGGCCTAACGCGGCCTAAATGCCCTTGTGGAATGCCCTAGAATTGCCCTAATGCAAAGACCAGAAACGACGAAGCCCCCGAAAACATCAACGTTTTCGGGGGCTTCGGCTACTTCGTGTATGGCGGAGAGATAGGGATTTGAACCCTAGGTACTGTTGCCAGTACAACGGATTTCGAATCCGTCCCGTTCGACCACTCCGGCATCTCTCCAATGGCGCGCATCATACCAGCGAATTTCTGAAA